CTCGCTCATCTGCCACGCTCCACGGCCGCCGCCAGCTCTATGGCACACTCAATCGCATCGCGGATTGAATCCGACAGCTTTTCGTGGTTGCTGGGATAATCGATTTTGTTGCCGGCTGGGTCGTACAGGTCAACCGAACCGCCTTCGAACTCCAAGTCGATTTTGATGTTCCAGCCTGGCGGCAACGTCGCGCATGCCTCTTCGATTGCCGATCCGATCACGGCTCGTTGTGCAATGCTCAATAGTGTCATCTTCCCCCCTGCCTTCCCCGCCCCCGGCTATTCGGTTTCCGTTGCGGATGGCGTACCCGTTTCCGGCTTCTCCCTACGGTGCATCGACGATGCCGCCGCTGGCCGCAAGGTCGCGGTACGATTGTTCGTCGCATCGGTCGCGCCATTGCGCTCTTTCCAGCAACTTCAACAGCCGCTTAACGTCTTCGCGGTCTTCAAGAACCAAAATCGTGAAGTAGCTTCCTCCGGATGGCCTACTCGCCAGCGGGATCATGTTCTGCCCGTGCGTTGGCATTACGGTCCAAATGAACGGGCCATCGTCATAGTTGCCGTTTTGCACGATCGAATGAATCGTCCAATTGGCGTAGCTGATTCCGCGCCGTTCGTTGTTCCAGCCTTCAGGCCATTCGGTTTCCAGCCAATTGATTGAATGCAGCCAATCGACGGTTATCGGTTTGGTGTCGTTCATGGGGCCTTCTTTTCGCGCGGAGTCAGCCGAACATGCTCCGCGACTTCATCGGGGAGCGTGGGACGGTCGTGGATTGGCGTTTCCATCGTGGTGTTGCACCACGGTTCGATTTTCTCTTCGGCGGCTTTTATCCGATTGGGATTTAACCGGTACGGCTTGCCAAGAATCGAAAGCGTCAACCGCCAACCGAACTCTTGCGAACATTCCTGCGAGCAACAGCACGCTTCGCGGCCGTAGCGGTTTTCAAATTCCATTTCGCAGGCACAGATTGAGCAGCGGCAAAGACATGGCGTTATCATGGGTGATTCTCCATCGCGGCGATTGCCTGCATCGGCGTTGCGCCGCAACCGACGAATTTACCGCCGCATTCTGCTAACCAGTTGCCCTCTTGAATCGGGTAGACGATAAGCGCCGTTCGGATTTCTCGGCATTCCTTCAAGGCATCATCAATGCTGAGAATCAGCGAACAAGGAATCGTCAATGCCCGCGTCTCGCCAACGACTTCGATCCGCACTGAGTCGAGATTGGTCGCGTTGTGAAGAGTGCCGACCGCCACTTGCGGCGGCGGATCGTCTGGCTCTTGTGGCCCAAATGCACCAGCCGCACGATACGATGACATGCTTCCAGATTTCATTCTGATTTCTCCATTTGATCGTCATTCTCCCAAGGAATTGAATTGATGTTCAGCGGCACAGGAACGATTGCCCTACGATTGACGCACGTGCCGCGAACGTGGTCTATTTCCAACTCTGCCGCCCGGCGCGAATCGTACATGCCAACCGCATGGCAATAAGTTCCGCCGCCAAGTTTGTGCCGCTCGACAACCACGATGTAGACGTTATCCGCCATGTTCGCTGGTCTCCATCTCAATCCCCGTCTCCACGACCGGCCCCGTGTACTTGTAAATCTGGCAAACGTCGTCGCCGAATTGTTCCAGCATTTCGAACTCGTATTGATGTTGCACGTTCCGCCCGTTGTCGTCTTGCCCGTTAAACCAAAGCCCATCCGGCTTGCGGTTCGTACTACGGTTATCCGGTTCGCTGGTCTCCCGCGACAGAGCGTAAACCGCACCGTCCATCGGGCCGTCGAGACATTTGAGGATCATTTGGTCGCTCCTAATCTTTGGCGGACCACGCCGCCCTTTCGGGCTACTCCTAGTTGGCGCATGCATGGAGCACGTCGGGCGGCTGGTCAACCTACCGGCAACCCCTGCTCGATCCGCCGCAAAACCCGCTTGACCTCGGCCCGCGTGAATCGAATCCGGTTGCATGGCCTGGCCGTCGGCGTGACTTTGGCCGGCGGGATTCGCTTGACGACAACCAGACCCTTATCGACCCAACTGTATATAGTCTTGTCGGTTACGCCGCAAAGTTCGGCCAACTCTTGAACTTTGGTGTACTTTTTGAGCTCTACCGTGGTATCCATGACGGTATGATAAATGAACCGGCGAACGAAATCAATAGTTATTTTTAGAAATGCTATTGCTTTTGGACGCGGGGCGGTTAATCTGAACTTGTCGCCAATCGCAACGGAGGCAGGGATGGATTCGAAACGCGCCGGTGGAGCAATGGTAGCTCGGCCACTTTTCCAGGTGGACGAAGGCGGTTCGATTCCGACCTCGGCGCTTCAGCTTCAATTCGTCACGATCGACATGCGAACCGCGATGGAGCTAAACGCCAAGTGGCATTCGATGCTACCGCGTAAATCCGCCGCGTTCCTTGGTGCTTTGCTTTGCGGCAACATGAGCATCGCCTACGCCGCTGAATTTGAAAACCAGTTCTACGCCGTCGCCATTTGGTCGCAGCCCGTCGCCCGGTCCTATTGCGACGGTCACACGATCGAACTACGACGGCTGGCAATTTGCGAGCAAGCCCCGAAGTTCACCGCGAGCCGGATGCTCGGCGTTATGCGACGTTTGGTCGTTCGCGATTATGCCAAAGAAACGAACCGTCAACCATACATCGCCAAGCCGATGCAGATTCGAAAACTGGTCAGCTATCTGGCGGTTGACGTTCACACGGGCACGATTTACCGGAGATCAGCCGTTAGCGGGGTATTTGGCAAGCAAACGGATTCAGCATGATCCGCGTCTTTTGGCAACCCGTCCAGGGGGACGAACTGAAGAAACAAAGGTCTTACGGCAATGGCGTTATTTGCGTCGCGAGGGGCGAGAGTGGTTTGAGATGAAAGCCGACCTTTTCGATTACTTTCAAATGCAGTGGCGTGTTGAGAATGATTTCTTTCAACTGAAAGAGAAGGCATTAGCAGGAGCCTCCCCATGACCTCAACCACTTTCCCCCCAATCAGCCCCGCCCTATCCGCCGACATGGACCTGCTGCGTCGGCTGAAGACCAGACACCACCTACTGACGCATTCGCGGAGCCGGCCGTTGAACTGGCGGGAGATCGACAAGGTGACAGCGGAGATCAAGGTGCTGAAGGTGCGGATTGAGCGGGCGGCGATGGAGTGCGACCAATGAGCCTGGAAGCCATCGACCCCCATCTGCGGCCAGTGCGGGCGAAAACTGCAAGCGAAGCGGTTGAATACGGACGGTCTTTGTTCGGCCTGCCGCCCGTACCGGCGGAAGCGCAAGGGAAATACGGCCGGTATCTTTCACACGGCACGCGGCAAGCGTGACGCCTTCCTACGGTTCGCGGCGGTTATCCGCCAGACAGATAGCGGCATCGGCGGCGGGGCCAAGACGTGGGTCGCGGCGACGTGCTGGTCGAGGGCGGCGATGGAATCGCTGGTGGTCATGGCGCATCGGATTATGCGGAGTCGGAGAAGGGAACTGGACGCGGAGATCAGGGGAGTGAGGGTGGCGGAATGACGGACTACAAGACGTTCCTGGCGAAGAAGTCTCAACTTGCAAGCCTTGACGGGTTCAAGCCGGTCTGGATGCCGGATTTCCTCATCGACTTTCAATCGTACTTGACGGAATGGCAGATACGCAAAGGGAGAGGGGCGACGTATGCGGATTGCGGGCTTGGGAAGACCTTGATGCAATTGGTCTTCGCGGAGAACTGCATCCGAAAGACAAATAAGCCCGGATTGATCGTTACCCCGTTGGCGGTGTCTGCCCAAACCGTTCGCGAGGCTACCAAATTCGGCATCGAAGCCGAACGAACCCGTAATGGAAAAATGTCCGGCGAAAAACGAATCTACGTAACCAATTATGAGCAACTCGAAAAGTACGATCCAGATATGTTTTGCGTTATTGTTTGCGATGAATCATCGGCCATCAAAGACGCCAAGACGGCGCGACAAAAGATCGTAGTCGAGTTCATGCGTAAGGTGCAGTATCGAGGGCTGTACACTGCCACGGCCGCACCGAATGATTTCTGGGAACTCGGCACGTCATCAGAAGCATTGGGGCTGCTCGGTTTTCGCGACATGATTACCACGTTCTTCAAACAGGAAACAGCCAAAGACCGTCTTGGTTGGGGGCGAACAAAATACCGTTTTCGCGGGCATGCCGAGCAACCGTTTTGGCAATGGATATGCTCGTGGGCGCGGTCGATCCGCAAGCCATCTGACATTGGATTTAATGACGGCTCTTTCAATCTACCGCCGTTGCATGAGCATGAAATTGTCGTCAATGCGAGCGTTGCCCGCGACGGGATGTTGTTTGCGATTCCGGCCCGAGACATGCGAGAAGAACGCGAAGAGCGCCGGCTGACCTTGAAAGAACGATGCGAGAAAGCCGCCGAGATTGCTGCCAATGCGAATGAACGCCCTGTCGCGTTGTGGTGCGAACTAAACCCCGAAGGAGACTTACTCCAAAAGATCATTCCCGGTTGCGTTCAGGTCAAGGGAAGTATGAGCGACGATGCTCGCGAAGAGGCTTTAGAAGCATTCACTACGGGACAGATTAAGCGGCTGGTCACAAAGCCAAAGATCGGGGCGTGGGGTCTAAACTGGCAGCATTGCTCTGATACGATCGTATTTCCGTCGCATTCGTTTGAGCAATATTACCAATTGGTTCATCGGTTCTACCGCTATGGCCAAGAGCGATTGGTAAACGTGTCGCTGGTCATGTCCGAAGGCGAGCAAGGGATTTTGAAGAGCATTCGCCGTAAGCAGGCCCAAGCCGATCGGATGTTTGATTCGATCGTCAGACATATGCAAAACCCGATGCACCTTTCAACGCTGGAGTCTTTTCCCAACAAAGAGGAAATGCCGTCATGGCTGTCATTGACCAAACCATCGAAGAACGGTACGCGATCTATAATGGCGACAGTGCAGAAGTGTTGACAAGTCTGCCGAGCAAGAGCGTTGGGCTTGCCATCTATTCTCCGCCGTTTGCAACGGTCAACGGCGGGTGCTTGTACAACTACTCTTCGTCGCAGCGTGATCTATCGAACGCGCGAACTTATGAAGAGTTCTTCGAACATTACGCTTTCATCGTCGAGCAAATTCACCGGCTATTACTGCCAGGTCGAATAACCGCTGTGCATTGCATGGACGTTCCAAAGCAAGGGGCTAACATCTGCGGGTACAGTGATTTTCCGGGCGATATTATCCGTCTGCATGAAAAGCTTGGGTTCGATTACCTGCCGAGAATTTGCATCTGGAAGGAACCGTTGGAGGTTCGAAACCGAACCATGTCCAAGGCTCTTGCTCATCGCCAGATTGTCGAGGATTCGACGCAGACAAATGTTGCGGCGGCTGACTATCTGATTCCATTTAGGAAGCATGGAACCAATCCTGAGCCGGTTACGCATCCGACCGGATTGCATCGCTATGCAGGAAAGCGGCAAATGCCCGGCGACATTATTCGGTTCAAGGGTTGGAAAGGAAAGCAAACCGGAAACCGGTACAGCCATTGGATTTGGCGTCAATATGCGTCGGCGTTTTGGGATGACATTCGATTAAAGCGAGTCATGCCCTACGAGGAAAGCAAAGGCGATCAAGACGAGCGACACCAACATCCTTTGCAACTCGACGTGATTGAACGCGGCGTCGTTCTGTGGAGCAAGCCCGACGACGTTGTACTAACCCCGTTCATGGGCGTCGGCTCTGAGGTCTACGGGGCACTAGTCAACGGCCGTCGGGCGATCGGCATCGAACTCAAAGAGACGTACTACCGCCAAGCGAAAGCGAACATTAAGCTCGCTGAGAATCCAGTTGAAGATCAAGAGTCGATGGCGTGGAGTGCCGAACCTGAAGACGACGAATCTGAACTCGAAACCGCGGTGATGGACTAGCCACATGTTCCGCCGCCGCTACTTCGCTGCCAGCCGCCGTCGCGTGTGCCTGCGGTGCGGCAAGGATTTCGAATCGA